TACTGATGTACCTAAGACTACTGTAGAAACTCTGAAGGCTGCACCTAAGAAGGCAGTAACAGCAGATATCTCAGAAGATGAGACAGATGAAGATTTGGCTTACTTCTCTAAGTTGGCTGAAGATTAAAACATTTTCACTTTTCCTGAAGTGTTTTGCCCCACCTCGGTGGGGTTTTTCTTGCGTCACACAACCCTAGTTGAATTGTATATTGCCTGCATGAAGGTTGGTTCGGTATTACGAACAGCAATGATAGGTGCTCTCGGCTTTTGTGGACTAGTACTACCTTTATTGATAATATTGGTATTTGTCTTTTTACTTGGCGGTGGTGCAGAAGCCTGTATATTTAAATTTTGATTTTCAGTAGACTTGGTTGCCACAGAAGCCGATGTTGGTGTTTGAGGCGCTGGTACCGGTGGCGTAGATGGTGCAACATTTTGACGCTGAAGTTTTTTCATCTCAGCATCATTCACACTAGTGTCAGTAGTATTAGGTTCAGTTTGAGTTTTTAATATTGGTGTTCCGTCCCAATTATGTGTTGCTCCACCTGGATGCTTATCACCAAAATCTCTATCCCATTTTTCAGCACGTGCTTTATTTTTACCACCTGTCGTATCTGGTCTCGCCGGCACCGGCCTTTGTTCTACAGGCACAGCATTTGCAGTGTCCATAATTTGGTTCAACTTCTTCATACCGCCAGCGGATTTAATCTCATCATCTAGTTTTATTTTATCTTCTTCACTTAAAGATTCTCTATTCTTATTTCTTTCCAATAGGTCTTTTGCTGTGTCAATTTGTTGTTGTCCAACGGCTTCTGTAATTTCTTTGGCACCCATAGCAATAAGAGCACCAATTGCAACCGATGATAGTGCCAACATTCCAGGACTTAATAAGAAGTTCAACAATCTACTTCCAATAAATCTCATAAATGGTTTTAAATCTTTCACCCATTCAATGACCTGCATGGCCTTATCAATCATCTCTTGAACAAACTTTCTGATAGAATCGAATATACCATCAAACATTCCTGGACCTTCTGGTTTAACTTTACTGGCAGTACCAAAACCAACTTTCTCCAAAGCTTTTAATAGTTTCTTGTGGCGTCTTTCATCATCGTGTTTTTCACCCTCACGCAAATTGTTTTCTTTTTCCCTTAGAACCATATCATCTTCATGGCTCTTACGTAAAAAGGTCAATATATCATCCAATACAATTGACATTCCTGTAGTATCTTCACCACTACCTGGTAATGCACCAATTCTTTTTTGTCGAGTTGTTACAGGTCTTGCTCGGCCAGCAAAGAATTCAATATCTTTCCTGGAACGACCTAACATTTTACCAATAATAGCAGGACCTAAACGTGAACCACCTGTAAGTATCTTGGCAATATTAAGTGGGTCAAATTTTTGTTTGATACCAGTTATCTTTGCCTTTGTCTTTAATGCTATGGTTTTACCAATGGCGGAACCATAACCTTCACCTAAGATAAGTTGGTCCGCCAAGACCGATGTAAGAGATTGTTCTCTTAATCTTTTAGCTTGTTGGTAATTTAGTTTATCATTCATTTTGGTTGACCTTTAACTTTCGCAAGTAATGGATTTGTATCGTTTGGTTTAGTTGGTGTACCTTGTTCAGGTTGATTTATATTTTGATTAACAACATTTACATTTTGTTGTGCCTGCGACTGTTGTGAATTCATATCTTTCTTCATATCAGCATTTGATTTGGAAGATTCATCTAATGTCGTACCAGTTGTTGATGAAGGAATAGTTTTAACCAATTCGGCTTCAGTTTTTTTACCATTCCTAATCATATCGACAACTTTTACTGCTCTGTTACCGACTTGTTTATACCATAAACTATCTTCCATGTTATCCGCAAAAGCTTTAAAATCTCCTTCTTTTAAACCTTTAACAGCTTTGGAATTTTTCCATGTTTTTGTATTCCACCATTCACCCATATTATAAGCTAAATCAATCATTGCAGTTTGACCATTTTCATTGGCTAAATTCCAATTAGGTGTTCTCATTGCAATTTGTTTATGATGTTCAAAATCTTTTTCAAACAAGTCCATTACTTGTGCATCAGTCATTGCTGGCGTTCTATTATTCTTCTTATCGTTTGGACCACCATTATCTTTATATGCTGCATATTCTGGTGGTAATGTTTTACCATCACCAATCAAATGACCGACACCAATAGTCCATAGACCTTTACTGTCTTTATATGGAAAATTAATTTTACCTTCATGCTGCATAATCATTTTTTTAATGTTACTATCAGTTCCAATAATTGGTGGAATTTTTTTGGCAGCTTGTGGTATTACTTCTGTTGGTTTTTCTTCTTTCTTTGCAGTAGTCTTTGATGCTTCTTCAGCCTTTTTAGCTTCTTCTTTTTTAAGTTTATCAGCAGTTTCTTTGGCCTTTTTAGCTTCTTCTTCTTTTTTGGCTTTGTCTGCTGTTTCTTTAGTCTTTTTTTCTTCTTTTACTTTTTCAGCAGTTTCTTTTGGTTTCTTTTCTTCAACCTTTTTTTCTTCCACTTTCTTTTCAGGTGGCTTTTTCTCAGGTGCCTTCTTTTCTTCTGGCTTTTTTTCCTCAGGTTTCTTTTCCTCAGGTTTCTTTTCTTCTACTTTTTTTTCTTTTTTTGGTTTTGGTTTTTTACGAGCAGTTAACGCCTTAATGATTTCATCATTGCGTCTGTCTTTTTCGTGCTTCTGTTCTTCAATATGAGCGTTAGCCATTTCTTGGTTGGCTCTGCGGTCTTCATCCATAATCTTCATCATTTTGAAGATTTCACCTAGAGTTTCTGTTGGACCTGAAGGGTGTGGTATAACGTTTTCTGGTTTTTTGGTGAATAATTTTCCGACAGAGGAAACCACCTTCTTGGCACCACCAAGAGCAGATTTACCAACACGACTTAACATCGAGTTGGCTGTTTTCTTTGTATTATCTGAAGGTTCTGCCATTTTACTTTCTTAGTTTTTCTTTTATCTTCTGGTTTTCTTCCTCAATATACTGAATCAACATTGCAACATATATGTCCCTTTCCCATGGCATCATATTGTCTAGTTCGGTCAAACTGTACTTATGGTGTTGCATTAAAGAAAAATTAGTTCTGTAATAATTCTTTAAATTGTCATGGCGAAAGGTTATCCGAAAAAACTTTCCAGACCCTCCACATTAATTGTATGGTGGAAACCACACTTAGAACAAGTCATTTCAATCTTTTCTTTTAACCTTGGTAAGTTATTGAAAAATTCTTCAACTTTCATAAATTGTTCTTGTGTCATACCTTCAACGAACTGTACCATTTCAGCAATTGGTGTTTCATGTCCATAATAAAATTGTTCACCGTCATAGATGTATTCAATACTCTGTGCCAACATATTGAAAGTAATATCAGCATCACTTTCCATATTGATAGAATCTTTAACGATACCAAATTCAGGATATTTCATCTTAATCATTAATTTGTCGGTGAGTTGAATCTCCGGTGAAATTTTTTCGTCAATATCAACTTTGACATCCAACAGATTTAGATTTGACTCCATCAGGTTGTTACATTCTTTGTTGTCTACAATGTTGTTACAACGGTATTTTGATTCAATTACTTCACCAACAGATTTGGCTCTCAGGTTAATAAAGTAAAACTCAACGTCAACGATAGGTAATTTCTCAATATCAACACCTTCAGTCAAGGTACAATTATAAAGAATGTCACGTATAGCAGAATGTGCGGCTGAAGAATCATCTGATTCCATGGCCATCAATAGATTTCTTTGTTCTTTAACGAGAAAGGATCTATATCTAATTTGTTTCTTTGAAACTGGTAATGTTAAATCGTATGTTGGTGTGTCAATCTTTGGTAAAGCCATAATAACTCCTTAATTAAATCAAAATAGAGAATTGTTTCTCCAATAAGTATATGCAAATGTAACGGACAGTTTATGTACCGAATCGTTACTCCAATCCAAATCCATCTGGTTCATAGACACAGGAAATGCCTCGAATAAGTCAACTGAATATGATAGTTTATTTGTTACATCGTATTGATTGATTGTAACTGTTGTTGAATATTCATCTTTATAATTGTAGTTGTTGTCCATCTTTGAATTGATGTAATCAAACCAAGCATCAAAGGCAAACTTCTGTTTCATATCATCGTCCATCAAAATTGTTACGTCAACATCGGTATATGAAACCAAATGTGGATGTTTCTCTATTGGACCATAAGTCTTTTGTTCATGTGTTTCAAATGTTTTTCCTGGTAGAACAGCAGATTCACAACGATAAGAAAGTGTTCTAGTGGTAACAAAAGGTGACGAAAATAAAATAATAGGAACAGGAATGATAACATCAAACCTACTCGGTCTTGCTAAGTCTGTTCTAAAACTGGATTTAAAGGCACTAATTGATCCGGCCATTATGAATTCCTTATTTCTTGTACTGATTCTCGCCAAACGTCTTGTGGCTTGGCATTTTTAAATTGTTGTATTGGTAAGTATACCGCAATGTCCCATTCATTATGTTCTACCGAAAGAATCCTGGACTTAACATGACTGTAAAGGTACTGTTTGATACAAGGTCTGAATTCTTTCAGTTTGGATGACGCATCCAACATCGGATACGTCACTCGGAGTCTCTTAATTTCATCTTCATCATTGTAGATAGCATATGGTAACAATTTTTTGAGGAAATTGATACGATATCTAAGTGGCAAATAATGTAGGTTGAGACCTATAAAACCATCAGGTGTTCTTTTGAGTGGTATCACCAAAGGAAATCTATCATAATATGGCAACTCTGCTTTACCTTTTGGATCATACACAAAAAAGTATAAACCACCCATCAAAAATTTTTGACGGTCGCTAGGTCTTACATAACGATGTGTTTCTTTGGTCATCCGAGCAGACATTGATGTTGGATTTCTCAAAGAAGCAATCTTTTGCATGAGCCATTTGTAAGATTCTCGACTATTGGTTTGATAGTTGAGTGAGGCTTTTTCCTCAGATAATGTAGTGAGTATTGATGGTTTTATTGTCATGGACTATTTAGTTAGAGACCTAGGTGGTCTTCTGTCATCAACATGAACTTCCATCCACGGTCAAGGCAGTATTCAGTTGCTGCTTTCCATTTGGCTTGATTGACACCCCATGTAACTACTTCATTGATGTATTGTTTAGTTACTCTTTTCTTTTTTTCTGGTTCTTGTGTTTGTTTTTTTGGTTTAACTTCAATCATCATCGTTTTAGTCGAACCATCTCTACCACGGGATTTGACAACGAAATCCGGAAAGTATCTGTGCATTCTACCATCTACTGGAGACTTATAAGGTATGATTACTTCTTCTGAAGCCCATGATAGTATGTCTGGATTTCGGTCGAGCCAATCCATAACCCTTGCTTCCCATGAAGAACGGTATATGATATTTGTGTGGTCCCCAACATATTTGTGAGGATTTCTTGGTCTAAATGTTCCTGAATATGCCATAAATGCCATAAAAGATTATAAATAAGTGTAGGTCACGATGTTTGCGGCATCTACCTACTCTAACATTGTAAAGGAATGTCAGCATGGATATATATTCTCTAAAATTTTATGTGTATGCTTATTTGAGAAAAGATGGTACTCCATATTATATTGGTAAAGGTCAAGGTAACAGAGCATGGGGCGCACATCATTTTAAAATACCAAAAGATAAATCAAGAATTATCATATTAGAATCAAATTTAACCGAAATTGGTGCTTTTGCTATAGAACGTAGATTAATTCGTTGGTACGGTAGAAAAAATAATTTCACAGGAATACTATACAACAGAACTGATGGTGGTGAAGGTTCATGTGGTTACAGATTTACCGAAGAACAAAAAAAAGGTTTAAAAGGTCCAATAAAATCATATACCATATTAAATCCCGAAGGTAAAAAATTCAATATTTTAAATTTGAATAAATTTTGTAGGGAAAACAATTTGGACCAAGCTTCCATGACTTCTGTGGCTCAAGGAAGACGAAAACACCATAAACAATATCGTTGTTGGTATTCAACATAAATAAGATATATAACTTTTTCACAAAGACAGAACAATGCAACTACAAGTTCAAAAAGAAGATGGAACATACCAATCGGTTGAATCTGGTTATAATGATGTAAATGGTTCCGATATACAAAGCGACAACGCCAAAGCAGCTTCAGACTTTGCTGGTGGACCATTAGGATCACTATTCCAATCCAAATACAACTATAATACTTTACAGTACCCAGCAGATTTAAATTCTATGGCCAAAGGTCATGCAATTGTTTTTGAGATTTTTCAACCACAATCCAAAACTGTACAAGAAGTTATAGATTATTCAGTTCAAAAAGCAACAGATGTAGGAACTTCTTTATATAATACAGGAAAAAAAGTTGTTGATGGAATGAATTCGAAGCCAGAAGAAACACTTAATAATATAGGTACTGACGTTAAAAATGGAGTGACAAATCTTTTTAGTGGCAAATCATTTAATACATCAGCAGCAGAATTTATGAGTGTTAGTAAAGATTTGAAAGCAACTGTTTCTTTGTATATGCCAGATACCGTAAGTTTCCAGTATGGTGCTGTGTTTGATGAGGTGTCTTTAGTGGGTGCTGCGGCCGCTTCTAAATTGCCTGGTATTGCTGCAACGGCAGGATTCGTACAGAGTGTGATGGAAAATTCAGCAGCACGTTTAGCATTGAATAAGATGGGTTATGCTTTTAACCCACAAGAACAGGTTTTATTCCAAGGTATACATTTTAGACAATTTGAATTGTCTTTTACATTTTCACCAAAGTCTGCTAGAGAAGCAGAACAAGTACAAAAAATAATTAAACTATTCAGGTCATATGCAGCACCAACTATTGTTACTGGTGCCGCAGGTTTCTTCTACACACCGCCTGGTGTTTTTAATTTATCTTTTAGAAAAGATGGTAGAGTCAATCCAAATATCAATAAGATAACAGATTGTGTTTTGGAAACTGTGACTGTAAATTATGCACCAAATGGTTGGTCAGCATTTAATGACGGACAACCAACACAAACAACAATGGATTTGAGCTTCAAAGAAACAGTACTTGTTGATAGAACTAAGATAGAACAAGGTTATTAAAATGCAATACTTCAATACATTACCGAAGATATTATCAACAAATTATAGTGGCGGAACCATAGTTCTGACGAATCTTTTGGCTCGAGCCAACATTCTTCCAGAAGCATTGAAAAATCCTGTATTATATTATACCTACGATATACAAGACGGTGATACACCAGAAATTGTTGCTCATAAGTATTATGGTGATTCTTATCGTTATTGGATTGTTTTACTTGCCAACGAAATTATTGATCCATTTTGGGATTGGCCACTAACTGGTATGAATTTAAATAGTTATGTTACTGACAAGTATACAGATTTTAATCCATATTCAACAGCACATCATTATGAAAAAATCATTGAACAAACTGATGTAACAACAAATACAGTAACAAAGAACACGATTATTATAGATGAGGCCACATACAATACAGTTGTTACTGGTACATCATCATATACATTACCAACAGGAGTGGTATCAATAAAAACAAGCGTTAGAGCTGTTGATTATTACACATACGAATTAGAATTGAACGAATCAAAAAGAAATATTCAACTATTAAATAAAGATTATGTTAATGAATTTGAAACAGAACTAAAAAAATTGATGAGTTAAGATGGCTGATACAACAACTTCACCACCAGAAAGTGGTTTATATTATTCACAAAGTGCAAGTATAAATGATTTAACTATCATTTCACACACAAACCAAGAAATACCAGTTCAAAAATTGGTTACAGAAATTTCTTATTTTGAAGATTTGTACAGTTTTTCGGTTTCTGGTCATGTTGTGTTATATGACGGCCAAGGTTTGTTACAGAAATTTCAACTTTTGGGTTATGAATATCTAAGAGTTAATTTTGGTAGAGTTAAATCATCTCCATCAAACATATCCAGAACCTTTAGAATATACACAAGTAGTAGAAAACAAGTTGGTAATCATAGAGCAGAACAAATAACATTACATTTCTGTTCGGAAGAATTGATGTTGTCTGAATCAATTAAGTTGCAAAAAGGTGCACCAGATGGTGGTGAAGAAATCCACAAAACTGTAACAAGAATATTACAAAATGATTTGAAAGTGAAAAAGAATCTTAATATTGAAATGACCAGAGGAATTTATAATTTCAATATCAATACATTGAAACCATTTGAAGCAATAAGTTGGTTGTCAACTTATGCCAGACCAGAATCACAAAACTTGGCAGGTGCTGATATGTTGTTCTTTGAGAACAAAGAAGGTTTCAATTTTAAATCATTAAGAACTTTAATGGAATCAACACCATACAATACATATAAAGTTCAACAGATAAACCATCAGATGCCTATCGAAGAACAGGTAAGAACGGTCTTGGATTATGAATTCGTTAAATCGTTTGATGTTTTAAATGACATATCATCCGGTACATATGCTAACAGACTGATATCGGTTGACCCACTCACAAGGTCATTTAAGATTACAGATTTTAATTATGATACATACAAAGCAAATACTGCAACACCAATGAATGGTAGTGGTAATGGTATTTCAATAAACGATACCAATAGATTTGGACTGAAAACAACTCAGAACTCCAAAAGTGTGGTAAAAGTTGTTGTTGGTAACTCCGAACAATATAAAGTACCATACATAAAGGATGCACCAGGTTCTGTAGCAAATGACATTTATGTTGAGAATTACATTCCAAATAGAACAGCACAGATTGGTCTGGCCAACTTTACATTGGTGAAGGTGGTTGTTCCTGGTGATCCAGGAATTACTGTCGGAAAGACTGTGGTCTTTAACATATATAATTTATCATCGTCTGGTGATAATAAAGAATTGGATCCATATTATTCAGGTAAGTATTTGGTGAATGCTGTACGTCATGTATTACAGTCACAAGGTGCTTATCAGACAATTATGGAATTAGCAAAAGAGAGTTATGAAACTCCAATAGGTTCAACAAACAGTTCAACAGCAAAAAATGAATAATTTTATTGGTAAATCATGGATCGGTGTTGTAGAAAACATTGATGATCCATTAAAACTAGGTCGTGTGAAAGTTCGTATCTTTGGTTATCATACTGAAGATTTAATTGCTTTGCCTACAGCAGCCTTACCTTGGTCCACACTAATGACAGGACCAAATATGTCAGGTTCATTTAATGTACCTGAACCTGGTTCTTATGTTTCTGGTTACTTTAGTGATGGTGAGTCCACACAAAATCCATATATTGTTGCAGTATTGCCTGGAGTCAGAAACTTAAAAGATAATCCATGGAATACAAATATAGGTTTTTCACCACAACCATTATTTCCAGGCAATCCAGCAGAACCAGATGCACCAGTAATGCCTGATGCAATTGCAGATGCGGCTAAGAGTAATCCAACAACGAATTCGTATATCTCAAGGGGTATAGTTGCTAACACAGGCATCTCTTTAACCAATTCATCTTTAGGTCACGTTTGTGATTTCAGATACAATTTAAATTTTAGTATAGGTTCAATTGGATTAATTAATCCAATAACAGCAATACAAAATGCGATAAAAAGTGGTAAAAATAAAGCTGCCATGCTAATTGCATCAATCATATCACAATTGAATGACCAACTAAGATTGGTGATAAAAGGTATACTGGTTACATTAAATTTGGATCCAAGTGGAATATTATCTTCGGCATATTCATATGTCAAAAATATTGTACGTCAAATCAATGAGATTACACTTAAAATTGCTAAGGTAGTTGAGACTGTTTCTGCCGTTTATTATCTAATACAAGACATACAACAAATCATTACATATCTAAAAAGCTTGCCAGCAAGATTCTTGGCTATGTTACAAGACTGTATTGCAAACTTTACAAGTGCAATTAAAAATTTCACCAGCCAAGTTTTGGCAATACCTGGCGCTATTGGTAATTCGGTCCAATCAGTTGCTAGTAATTTAGGTGGTTCAGCAGATAGTTTATTATCTTCACTTACTGCTTCAGCACAAACACAAACGGGAGATTTACCAGATTCTCTAAAAGGTTTATTTACGGATCCAAATTTAGACCATACAACAGTAATAACAGAGTATATAACTAATACATATGATGCAAATACAGTTATGACACAGGTTGAATCAACTAATTTTGATCCGAATAAGGTACAATGGGCATGAGTGATAAACCAAGTTTCTACAAAGGTTGGACAGAACCAGAATCGGCAGCAAACACCGATTACCAACCAACATATCCATACAACAATGTAACACAGACTCGTTCTGGTCACATGTTTGAATTGGATGACACCAAAGGCCGTGAAAGAGTTCGTTTACAACACCGTGCTAATACTTTTATAGAAATGCATCCCAATGGTGACTTTGTACATAAAGTTTTTGGTGATGGTTATGAAATTATTGTTAAAGATAAGAATGTACAAATCAAAGGTACTTGTAATATTACGGTTGAAGGTGATGCATATCTTTATGTGATGGGTGATAAGGTTGAACAGATAGATGGTAACTTAGAACAACACATCAAAGGTAATTATACACAAGTTGTGGAAGGTGTATCGAATATCACATCACAAGGTAATATGAGAATTGATGCTGGTAGTTCTTTGACTGGTTCATTAACACTTAGTGCTGGAGATGTGGTAACATTGAATGCTGATTTGAGTGTGTCTGGTGAAGTTGTTGCTGATAAGATATTCTCAAATGGTCGTATAGACACATCACCAACTGGTGGAATAAGTGCGGGTAAATATGGTTTTGTTACTATGTTGGGTGGTGTATCGGTGGGATTCCCTGTGGCAGTACCAGGAAATATCATCTGTATTGGTACGATGAATGCTGGTCTTTTAGTGAATGCTGGAGTTTCTGTTAATTCTCCAGTTGGTAATTTTGGTTTTATGTCGGCTGGACTGATGACGGACGTAGTGAACACATCAATTTATGATTCACATATACATCCGACAACTAAAGGTCCGCCGTCATCACCTATGGTTTAAGGATATAAAATGAGTATTTTTGGTAGATTACAATATGATGCGGCCAATACTTCTAGTATTGTGAGTCCTTTGTCATCAAACGTCATTTCAACGATGAGTGGATTACCACCATTATTGAATACATGGCAAACTGCTGATGCAGCAAATAGTAATGTTGGTGGTTATTTTCAAAATCCAGTTGCAAACGTAACACAAAATATATGGAACGTTGCAAATACTATTATTGCCATAACTGACCTGAATAATGTCGCAGGTTTGGCCAATGTTTCATTGGTTGCCAATTCTTTAAATTCGGCAGCCAATAATTTCTACGGACACACCAATAGAATTTCTGGTGTAAGTTCAAATGATGATAATCCAACATTACCACATTATAGTTCTGCTGTGGCGGTTAGCAAAGTGGTTATGTATATTACATTCCAGTCTGATGGTGTACAAAATAACGCACCTCTGATGGGTAATTTCACAAGTTTAACACAAAATGCTAACTTAACGATTTCTTACAATACAATAAAAGATTATGCAAATACAATTGCAAATAGTATTAACCATAGTACACTTACATCAAATTTGACACCTACACAATACTCAACGATACAATATCAAATGAAAGCTGCGGCAGATTTGATGGATTCTCGCAGAACCGCAGATGTGAATTTCTTCTATAATTCACAGGCAATCGTTAGTGATTATAATACACTAAAACAATTCAGTACACCAGGTCAATCGGAAGTTTACTTATTCAATAATTTTATTGGTACCGATAAACTGAAGACCAGGATTAACTCATAAATAAAAGATGGCAACCATAAACAAAATATACTCCGACATAGATTTCACTTTTACTAAGAAACCTGTGACGGCAGACGTTGCGTTGAGTTATGACACACAAGCAGTTTCTCGTTCCATTAGAAATTTGTTAAATACCAAGAATTATGATAGACTTTTCAATCCCGACTTAGGTTCTCAAATTACGGGTCTATTGTTTGAAAACATATCACCAATTGTTGCTGGTACGATGGAAACCATAATTTCAAGTCTGATTAATAATTATGAACCTAGGGCTAAGTTACAGAGTGTTAGAGTAACATCACAACCAGATTTAAATGCTTATAATGTTTCAATAACATTTTACATAGAAAACGCAACACTACCAACAACAACAACAATTCTTTTAGAGAGAAACAGATAAAATGGCTGGTGCTAATTCACAAATTCAGATGACAGATTTGGATTTTAATACAATTAAAAACAATCTGAAAACCTTCTTAAAATCACAAGATACACTAAAAGACTACAACTATGAAGGTTCTGCACTTTCTACATTGTTGGATGTTTTGGCTTACAATACACAATACAACGCATATTATTTAAATATGGTTGCCAATGAAATGTTCATGGACTCAGCCATTCAAAGAAGTTCTGTTGTTTCTCAGGCCAAATTGTTAAATTATACACCAAAATCATCATTGGCACCGGAAGCTTTTATTAATTTTGTTGTAAACCAAGTAACTGATTCATCATTAACACTTCCGAAATTTACATCTTTTATGTCGGAAGCAATCGATGGTGTAAATTACAACTTTGTAACAACCGATTCAACCACAGTTGAAGTTTCAGGTAACAAAGCAACATTCCCGATGGTAAGTATCAAGCAAGGTATTCCATCTACATTGACATTTACGGTCAACTCATCATCTAATCCAAAATATTTGTTTAATATACCAGAAACAAATTTAGATACTACTACTATACAAGTATTGGTACAACAATCATCTTCAAATACCTCATATGAAGTATTCACCAAAGCAGAAAACTACCTTTCATTAAATGATACATCTTCGGTATATTTTTTACAAGAAAGTTTGGATGGAACATATGATATTATTTTTGGTGATGGTGTTTTAGGTAAACAATTAACAGATGGTAATATTGTGATTGTATCATATGTTGTTACATCTGGCATAACTGCTGCAGGAGCCAATAACTTTGTCGTTATGGGTTCTATTAATGGTTATGCAAACACAACAACTTCCCCTGTGACGGCTGCAACAACAGGTTCAGCAAAAGAATCTGTTGCTTCTATTAAATTCCAAGCACCAAAAGCTTATTCAGCACAAAAACGTGCGGTTACTAAAGAAGATTATATCTCTGCCATACAACAAAATAATTTAGGTTATTCTTTTGATGCGATAAATGTATGGGGTGGCCAAGAAAATTCTACACCTGTATATGGTCAAGTTTTTATTGCGATTAAGCCAGCAGGTGCATATACATTAACTTCTACACAAAAACAAAGACTAATTTCAGACGTTATCAAACCAGTTTCTGTGATGACTGTTGAACCAACACTTATTGATCCAGATTATACCTATATTCAAATTACAGCAAATGTATTATATGACAGCAAGAAAACGAATTTAACGGCTGGTCAAATACAGGCATCTGTTAGAACAGCCATTAATAATTTAGCGGTAACAAATCTTAATACATTCAATTCTACTTTTTCTGCAACCGATTTTACAAATGCAATTGCTAGTACAAATCCTGCAATTATCACAAATGAAATTTCTATCAAATTACAAAAGAAATTTTATCCAAATTTATCAACACCTTCAACATACAACTTATATTATGGTACATCATTAAATCGTGGTCTATTTCAAAGTGGTGTTACAAGTAACCCATCGGTACAGTTTAGAAACCCATTAAATTTAGCAGAAATTATTGATGGTGTTTATATTGAAGAAGTTCCTTTGGCAACAGGTGGTTTAGAATCAGTAACAGTTATTAATCCTGGTTTTGGTTATCAATATGCACCAACCGTTACGATTCTAGGTGATGGTACAGGTGCTACAGCCGAAGCAGTCATTTCAGGTTCTGGTTCAATCCGAGAAATCAATGTGTTAACGGCAGGTACAGGTTACACAAGTGCGATTGTACAAATTACACCAGCAACTAATGATACAACTGGTGCTCTTGGTGCTGGTTTGGCAACATTACAAGGTCGTTATGGTACACTCAGAACATATTATAACGATTCACAAAACGTTAAAACTGTTTTTAATGATAATGTAGGAACGATTGATTATTCATCAGGTATTATCACATTAAATTCATTTGGTCCAATTCAGGTTAATAATGATTTGGGACAATTAACAATCACAGCTAATCCATCCACAACAATAATTTCTTCATCATATAATAGAATTCTTACAATAGATCCATATGATTCAGGTGCAATTGTTGTTAATGTTACAGCCAAAACAACATGATAACAAACGACCAAAAAACCTCATTATTAATTGGCTCACAGTTACCTGAATTTGTCAGGGACAATCCTGATTATGCCAATTTTAATTTATTCCTGACTGCTTATTATGAGTGGATGGAACAGAATGGTAAAGTAACAGAAAGAACCAAGAATCTTTTAAATTACAAAGATATTGATGAAACAACAGATGAGTTTTTGGATTACTTTACAAATGACTTTCTACCATATTTTCCACAAGAAATATTAATTGATAAACAAAAGGCAGTTAAAGTAGCCAGAGAGATGTACCAAACTAAAGGTACACCAGCATCATACGAATTCCTGTTCAGAATACTTTACAATTCAGATTTCGATTTATTTTATACTAAAGAAGCGGTACTAAAAGCATCTTCTGGTACTTGGTATATTTCTAAAAGTTTAAAACTAGCTTCAGTTGATCCAAACTTTTTAAATGTTGCCAATTATAGAATTTTTGGTGAATCAACTAAATCTATCGCAACAATAGAAACTTCCGTATTGGCTGGTACAAAGACTGAAGTTTTCATTTCAAATATTGAACGTCTGTTCCAATCTGGTGAATTCGTTCGGGTGGTAGATAACTTCAACCAAGATGTTTTGTTTGATGGACAACCACTTCGAGCAAAAATTGTTGGTCAAATTAGCCAAGTTAAAATTGATCCTAACAATAGGGGACTTCTTTATAAGGTAGGAGATCCTGTTGTAGTTTATAACGGACTAAACGCAAACACAGGCCTTGGTGCAACAGCTATTGTTGGTGAGACTACTGCTGGTTCTATTAAAAGTATTGGTGTGGTTTCTGGTGGTTTTGGATACACAACTGCAAACACAACAACACCAAATACTTCAATTGTTATTTCACCCACATATGGTGCCTCAGCTTATGTTGCTACATTAAATCCAGATATACGTTACAGAGCAAACGTTGGCTTTATACCAATTGATTCGATATCCTTGAAAAAAGATATTACAATTGGTGCAACAAATTATTTTTTCTCAAATATTGCAACATCAAACGCAAATACAACATTAGCTAACGCATTCACATACGCTTCTTTTTCTACGTATCCAATATCATCGGTGCTTGTTACCAACGGTGGCGGTGGAATTACAACAATACCAGATATTAGTGCAGTTTCCAATTATGCAACAGATATTGGTTCAACTCCATTGGACACATTAGGTATTCTTGGACCAATACAGATAATAAATGCAGGTCAAGGTTACCGAGCAAATGATAAGATAGTTTTCACTGGTGGTACAGGTCTTGGTGCAACAGCCAATGTTATTAGTGTTTCAGGTACTGGTGCTATATTAAACGTTGTATATGTCTATTCTTCTACTAATCCAGTTCTTTATCCTTTGGGTGGAATTGGTTATAATAAGAATTATTTACCAGGTCTTACAGTTAATTCCGCAAATACACAAGCCTATGGCGCTGTTCTTTCTGTACCAGGAATTTTGGGTCAAGGTGCATTGTTTGCACCAACAGTAGACAGAGCAGGTTCAATTACATCAATTACTATTACTGAACCAGGTGAAGATTACATTGCTACACCAAATGTTTCACTTAAAATACAAGATATTGTAGTATCAAATGTGTCTATATCTAATTTGCCAATCAAAGGTGATTACATATATCAAGGTGCAAACACAAACGTTTCTACCTATGCAGCAACTGTAGATTCAATTTCTGTATTAGAAGTTAATGGTACACCTTCTCTATCATTATATAACCTGAGAGTCTTTAATTACAACTCTAATCCAGACACAAATAAGATATTGAATATTGATAGAAAAGTTTCAAATGTTGATATTGGTATTCACATGAAAATGGCAAATACTCAATATGATTCAACATATAATCAATATGGTTATAAAACTTATGGTGATGGAACTGCAAAGGCTACGGCATCATTCTTAAATGGTCTTGTATTAGGTCAAGGACAATACTTAACGTCACAAGGACAACCAAGTTCGTTTGATGTATTACAAAATTCTGTATACAACAATTTTACGTATCAAATTACAGTACAAAAAGAAATAGAAAAATATAGAAGTGTTCTATTGAATTTATTGCATCCAACTGGCATGAATGTTATTGGTCGTTATGCTGTGAAGTCTCAAGTTGATTTAAGTTACCACGGTCAAACTGCTGTAACTGCAGGACTTCCTTTAGACCATTATACAGGTTATCTTGGTACATCCGCAACGATGACAACAGATTTTGTCAATAAAAGTAATAATATTATTCAATTGAATAATTTGGCTGGTGCTGATATATCAACATTTATTTTCCCTTATTATAGTTATATTAAGATTATTCCAGTAAACGGACCAAATGTATATTCTTATGTTACTTCCGTTGATACAAGTGCCAATACCGTAACAATTGCAAGTAATATTTGGTTAACTTATCCAAACGTTGCAGTCGTTACAGGCACAACTGGAACCAACACTATAAATATAACATCAATAACAAATTCTTATAATGTTATAAACAATGGCATATACAGTAATACTGCATATCCATTAAAAGATATTGTATATGCTGGTGATAAAATTTTAGTTGACAATAACACAAGTAAAGTTGTTTCATCGGTAGATTATATACTAGGTAAGATTTACTTAACCACGAATTTAACTTCAAGTGCAAATTCGTTCTTATCAGTAAGCAGAACATTTACAGCAGCCGGCGATAAAGTTGAAATATATGGACCAATTGGAACACAATATATTCCACAACTAACAACGGAAGCCGGACAAACAATAACAACGGAAGATGGTAACATATTACTATTAGGATAAAACAATGTCATCAGTAAAAATTTCAGAATTATCACCAATCACGGCAATTAATGCCAATACAGCCAACACTTTGTTGATGGGTGTGGATATTCCAACAGGTGTGACAGGTAAGTTTACCGCTCATGTATTGGCACAAGGTTTGTACTCAAATGAAGTGTTAAACGTTGGTGGTAATCCAGTTACATTACCAAATACAATTGCACAGTTTGCTTTAGGTGGTCAATCATACATTCAAACTAATCTTGTTAACACAAACGATGGTGGTTCTGCTGATATCGTGGTTACCGCAAATACAGGTACAGACTCCACATACTTTATTGATGTGGGTTATGCTAACAAAGACTATCAACCTGGTGCTGAATTCAACAACATCGGTACGGCAATTAATCGTTTAGATGGTTATATCTATGCTCAAGGTAGCACAAGTAATACATGGGGTGGTAACCTAATCGTTGGTTCCACAACAACAGGTAAAGAAATTCGTTTCATTGCTGGTGGTGGTTCATCAGAAAACGTTGTGGCCAAGATGAATTCATCGGCAATCATACTGAATAAACCTTTGGTATTTGCTGACGGCACGACACAGAATACAACAGCAGCAACACTCTCTTATACAACTGCTGCTTTTGGCCAAGCAAACTCTGCGGCATCTTTCGCAAATGGTTCTTTCATTACAGCAAACTCTGCCGGTTCATTCGCTAATGGTGCTTTTCTAACTGCCAACTCGGCAGCAAGTTTTGCTAATTCATCATACACTAAAGCAAACTCAGCAGTTCAGAATACGGCTTCTATTCAATTACAATCATTGACTTTGACTGGTAATTTAATTGCTAACACAACAGGTCAAGGTATCTTTGTTGATAGATTTATATCCAATACTGCAGATGCAACTGGTACAGTTAATGCCAATACTATTATTGCTAATACGTTTGTATATGGTTCTGCTACTGCCAATGCAATGGTTACTCAACTGACCAGTAAATCTACGGCAGTTACTGCAAATGGTATGTCTGGTCAAATTACAATGAACAACGCTGCATTAGCTGGTCAAGCATATGTAACTTTCACAGTCAATAACAGTTATGTTCAACATGTTAACGATATACCTTTTGTATCTATACAAAATTCAGTAACAACACCAAATCCATATATTGTTACTGTTGGTAAAGTTGCTGTTGGTAGTTTCAATATTACAGTATATAATGCTGATTCAGGC